AGCCCTGTTGTGCTGCCATAAATCCCCCAAGTTATTGAAGTATTTATACTTTAAATCCCCCGAACTTGTTTTTCATACTAGACTGTCGCTCACGATCACCAAACGTATTCAGAGGCTTATCATCGACTTGACCAGCATCAACCAAATCATCTTGTGCTGACTGTTCTACATCATACAGTTTCATTTTGGCTCTGTCAATACCCACAACAAATCTTTTGAAATAACTAGGATCATTGTAACGATTCTTGAGTTGCTTAATTAATATCTGATTCAATTGTTGCAACTCTTCGGTGCTTATCAAAGCGAACATAAAATCTGCTGTGGCGGGCAAACCGAATGACTCAGAGGTGTCCTCTAAGCCGGGATCCGAGCTTGTGAAGCCGCTTCTGGTTGTCTGTGTAGCCGATACTATGGGAACATCAAACTCGACCGCTAGACCCCGCAATTCTTCTGCAATAGCCTTAACATAAGAATAACTATTTACGTTAGCACCAGGCTTGATTCTAGCACTTGCACAAATGTTAAGATAGTCGATAAAAATGATATCAGGTTTGAAACTTTTCTTGAGTTGCAATTCATTTAACAATGCTCGAAAGTGAAGTGCCGATGCTGCTGCTGTTGGATACTCTTTGATGATCAGTTTACCTTGTGTTTTAACTTTAAGCGCAGAGAACTTACGATCATAGTCTTGTTTTGAAATAGCATTCAAGTCTGAAATATCAATGTTCAATAGATTGGCATCAATACGTTCTGCAATTCTTTCTTCAGCCATTTCCATTGTAATGTACAATACATTCAAGCCTTGTGATAAACATGAACCAGCAACATGACACATGAACAACGATTTACCAACACCCGTGCCAGCAAGTGCAATGTTTAATGTTTTCTTTGGTAGACCACCTTTGGTAATCTTGTTAAACAGATCAAGATCGAACGGTATTTTTGTTTCATGACGATGATAGAACTCAAATCGATTATCAGAATCATCGATATAATCGTGACCAACAGACCTGTCAAATGACACACCGAGTGCATCACTCAACAACTTTGGTATCATACCTTTATCTTCTTTGTTGGCCTTGTCATCAAGAATACTGACAGACTTCATGATAGCATTGTAGATTGCTTTATCTTGACAAAACTTTTCTGTTTGTTTGATTAACCAATCTGTATCGGTTGGATCATCTTTATCTGCGTTAATTTCACGAATTATTTCAACTGATTTTCTAACTTGCTCTTCAGTTAGTTTGCGTGATTCGGTGAAGTTGATGATGAGTGATTCGTATGTAGGGAGATGTTTGAATTGATGCATGTGTTCATCAATTTCATTGAACACAATTTTTTCAATACCGTCTGTGAAGTATTCTGTTTTTATGAATGGCATAATCTTCATTGAAAATTAAGTTCTTCAGTATTGTAGTTTCTAGTCTTTTCATCAGGCTTTTCCAAAAGTATTTCTGTGAGTATGTCACCAATCATTGTAACAAACTCCTCATCATTTTGCAAGTCATTCGTGTCAAATGATGAAGAATTAATGATTGTGTAATCAAATGCAAGTCGGGCAAAACTACCTTCTTCTACGATCTTTGCTCTGCCGTATTGATAGACAACACCGGCATACTTACCTTTGAGTATGCCGATGTCTGTTATGCTGTCATCTTCTTCAGATGATAGAAAATGAAAGTCTTCGTTAACCTGATACTTCGCTTTCTTCTTCCAAGGATACAGTTTCGCCCATAATGCTACTATAAGTGATTTCATATTTTTTCCTTACAAACTCTTTGAAGTTTTCGTTCACAAGTATATCTTTCCAGAATTCTTCTGTTTGTGTATCTGCGAATCGTTTCTTCTCTAGTATCTCACCAGTCTCTTGATCAACTTTGGCGTACCAACCATTACTTGGTTTTGTTACAAAATTACCTTCGAGTGCAATATCCAATAGACCAGACCACTTGTTAATACCACCGTCAAAGGATACAGTAACAGGTATTTTGGATTTTTCTCTGACATATCTTGATTTTTCTACGTTGATGATAAAGTTATAGCCAACGATTTCTGTACCATCTTTGTCTTGTTGACGACCAAGAATCCAAATCGTGTCGGCTGAGTAATAAGAACCTGTACCACCACCCACGATGTCTTTCGGGAACATACCAATCTCTTTGTATGTGTGATTAACAACAACCATTGGTATATCTTTGATTGTCAAATGTGGTGTGACCATACGAAACAATGACTTCATCTGCTTTGCTCTGCTCATGTCAGCAACAGATTTACCTTCAATTGAATCTTCGACTTCTTTCTTTGATGCTAGATTACCAATCGAATCTAATACAATAATTACTTTGTCAGTCTTTTCAATATTCTGTAACTGATTCATGATATCATGTTTCAACTGTTCAACATCAGTAATTGGTGTGTGCAACACACGTTCAGTGTCAATATCAAAAGCATCAAAGTAACTTTGTGGTGTGCCGAACTCAGAATCATAAAACAAAACAACGGCATCTTCATATTTTTTCATATATGATTTTGCCATGAGCAAAGCAAATGCTGTTTTGAAATGTTTTGATGGACCAGCAAACATCGTCAGACCAGGTGTCAAACCACCATCTAGATTACCCGATAGCGCAACATTCACAATTGGCACATCAGTTTGAATCATGTCTTTGTCTGTAAAAAACTTCGATTTAGAAAGCACAGATGTCTCTTTGATTGTTGATGCTTTCTTTAGTTTATCAAGTACGCTCATTTATATCTCCAATGTCTGCAATTTTATCTTTTGGTATTACCGTATGTTTATCATCTACAAAGAATGATTCTAATGTACGTGATGGTGTGCTGTCAAGTTTTTTCTTCTTTACTACCCTTTTGATTGGCTCAATGTCACCTCTGTCTTCTTTGATTCGTCGATATGTTTGATTTGCTGCTATCAATAACAATACCGCTAATGGGTCAAACACAATAATGATGACAAAGATGACCAGTCGAACTGCTTTATCAATTAAGTCACGATCTTGTGTGCCATAAACTACTTCAGCAACATATTTTATAGGCCCCAAATCTGATTCAGCCTTTTTAACTTCCAAGGATAAAGGAAACCTTTCCTCCGTAAGCGACTGTATCTCTTTTTGTAACCTCTTAGTCTCAGCAGTGATTCTCTCACGGTCTTTCTGTTGGGCTTTGCGGATCTGATTCGCCCGTTCGGCACCCTTTTCGTCTTTCGAGCGACCCATAACTTGATCGACAGCCGCATCATATTGTTCAAGGTTCTTGTTGTTCCTTTCGATCTGCGATTGAATAACTTTGATCTTTTCATCATAGATTTCTACCTTTGCTGCTTGTGGTGCTATTGTGCTTGAATGTTCAATGTGTGCTTTTGACAGATAACCAAAGATACCCATCGATGTGATACCCATCAATAACACAACTGCAATAAGAAAATAAAGTTTGAGTGCAGAGAACGTTGTTTTCCAGTTGTTATGAACCCATGAAACAGTAACAAGTTTTGCTATTTCTAATACTGTACCCATGATTACGATTGGCCAGTAAGAACCAGGAAATATCTGTGCAAGACCAATAACTGAGTAATACGCCGCAATACCTGACAGCGCAAGTGCAGTTAGAAATGGCAATAGTGCATGTATCACGCAAAGAAACTCTCAAGTGTGTATTGCTTTTCTGTCTTCCAACCAATACAATCAAGAATCAATTTGATTGGTTCAAGAAAAGTTTTTTCAAACTGTGTTTCATAATCAATATATTCTTGCAGACCAAACTCTTTTGGTAGTCTTGTTGGAAAAGAAACGACTGTATCTCTAAACGGATTCGGTGTTTTGAGATAAGTGAACTTCAACTTTTCACCTTCTTGTATCAAAGGATACTTAGTCAACAAGTTGTGCTGTTTAAGGAAATGATTATACAGTATTGCACCCTTCACATGGATTGGAGTGCCTTTCTTGTATATTGTAGCAGAATCAGCATACTCTTTCAAGCCATTACAGCCACGTGGAAAAGAAATGTCTTCAACAGGTAACTTGCGAAACTCTTCTCTAAAGTCGAAGATAAACTTTTGAACAGTTTCTTCGTCAGTGTTTACAATTAAGTCAACCAATTTATACATCTTATCACGAACAACGGTAGGTGTTGATGACTTGACCATCTCAAGACCCATGACCTTGAGTTTGGGTTTTGCATACTGCACCCCTTCGTTGTTATACACATTTAGAATGTAACGTTTCTTTGCTGTCCAAATACCTTTATCAGACAAACCTTCACGTTTCATTTGCATCTTTTGGTCATATGCGTGAACATATTCAGCAAGATTCTTATAACTTTCATCAATATAAGGTTGAATCTTCTCTTCACAGATTTTGTCCATGAAGGTGATAACTTTTTCAGCCGTTGGCTTCTGTTTATAGACAGAATCAACCAGTGGACCAAGATTGAGATAGATCGAATCTGTATCTGAAGCAATAACATAGTCTTTATCAGTTTTTAATAATTTGTTTAGATATTCGTTGAGTTTGTTTTCAATCCAACGAATTGACAATTGGCCTGCTTGTGTAACAGCAAGTGCTTGTCTCAAATCATAGAACCGAAAATACTGTGAACCTAACCAAGAGCACCGTAGGCGGAATTTAAGGATACCTTTTTTGCAAGTTGAAGATTATTATATCTTGCGATGTCCTTTTCCAATTGCCTACGATACTCTTGCAACTCCTTATCAGTTAGGGTTGAGAGATTTTCTTGCATAACCAACCTTTTGATTTACCTTTCTTTACTGGTTTATTTGTTCGGGATGTATTCCACAAAGATGTATATGTTATATCATTATCTTTGCAAAATTCTTCTAATCTATTTGTTATGAATATATTTCCGTCTGGATCAACAATAAAAAAATTA